TGCCAAAAGGTCCCGTTGGCACCGCCGTGTTCAGGTCGCGCGTCGATGGCGTGACACGCATCAACAGTTATCGACGAATCAGCGGATATCCGCTGGTGGTCTCCGCCGCACTGTCGCAGGATGAGGTGCTCGCTGCGTGGCGCCTCGATACGGTGATGCAACATGCCGTGGGCGGGGTGCTGGTGCTGCTGATTGCATTCATCGGTTACCGCATGGTGCGGCAGATCGAGTTGCGGGTAAACAGCGAGGCGGGACTGGTCGAGGCGCGCAACGAACTGGAATTGATGAATGAAACCCTGGCCCGGCTTGCCAACCAGGATGGGCTGACGGGGCTGGCGAACCGGCGCCACTTCGACCAGTCGCTGCTCGCCGAATTCAGCCGCGCCCAGCGCGAAGGCAGCCCGCTAGGGCTGGTGTTGCTCGATGTCGATTGCTTCAAGCAATACAACGACCTGTATGGCCATGTGGCTGGCGACGAGTGCCTGAGAAAGATCGGCAAGGTGGTGGCCTACAGCATGCGCAGGCCGGGCGACCTTGCGGCGCGCTACGGTGGCGAGGAAATGGTCATTTTGTTGCCCGGAACGGATCTGGTTGGCGCCCTGGCAGTGGCGGAAAGCGTGCGCCAGGCCGTGCAATCGCTGGGCATCGACCATCGGGGCAATCCCCCTGGCGTGGTGACGGCCAGTGTCGGCGTGGCGGCGTTTGTACCGGCACACCTGGAAAACCAGCCGGTCGAGCTGATCGAACTCGCTGACCAGGCTTTGTATGAGGCCAAGTCCTCCGGGAGAAACCAGGTTCGCCATGCATCGTCGCGCGACAGTGCCGGACGGACAGCGAGCCTTCTTGCATTTCGCTAGCCATGCTTGCCCCCGGCTGCGGGCGATACCACGGTCGCGTTTCGCTTGACGGGAGCCGCCGCAAAAGACCTGTTCGACGCCAGCGTGACGGATTGCCGTTCCGGCATCGTCCCAGGGAGGGGTGCCGCTGTGGTTACGCTTGTGATGTGTCCACAGGGCCGAGCATTGGGGGAGCGGTGGCGGGGAGAGCGGGGCGGCGGAAGGTCCGCCATGCGTGGACGTCGCGCCCATTTTTTGTGTGCAGCGCGCCTGCTTGCGGCGGCTGCTGCCCGTGCCACGCCCATCAATCGGATTCATGCTGCAAGGATGAGCGATGCCCGGGTGTGCCACTGGCGAGGTCACAGGCAAACCCGCCAGCTGAATCGCCGCCGGTAGCTCAAGGCCGCGATTTTCAGCGCGGCAATTTATACCGGACCAGCAGCGCAGGTCCTTTGCCGCCGGGTGGCGTCAGCAGTACCTCGTCGCCCGGCTGCATCTCTTCATGCATGACGGTGCAACAGGTTGGCATCGAGTGGCCGCGCGCGGGATAGACGCCAACGTCGGTGTGCAGGGTTGCGGCGCGTACATCCACGCTGGACTTGCCGGCCTTTGCTTCTTCTTGCAGCAGCTTGCGCAGTGCGGTGACGAAGTCCCCTTTGCTGAGTCTGGCCGGTGTCTGGCTTGCTCGCGGGCGAGCGCTTGCGTCGTTTTTCATGGTAGTTTCCTTCAGTGACTATCTATATTTCCGCCACTATATCATTGGCCCCGGATGTTGCATGACGAAGCGAGGCTTCGGGCTGTCATTTGTATGCAGCCTGAACAACCAACGGAGGAGCGAGGGTCAGGTCCGGCATTCGTACGCAGCCTGAGCCGCTAAGGTTGTCGTTAGGAAAAACCGCCTGCGGCGTAAACCTGGCCGGACGAATCGGAGAGGGTTGCGCTTGCAAGCGCAACCCGGTTTTGCGGCGCCGGGCTGCGCCCGCCGAAGTCCCGCAAAACCCCCGCGCCCGTACCGGACGCGGATGCGCTGCCCGCGTTCTGCATGCATGGAATAAATGAAAAGGGCCTCCCCGCCAAGACGGGGAAGCCCTTTTTATTTATTCAGTGGTGGAGACGGCGGGAATCGAACCTACCGTAAAACTAGAATTCTTAGGTATCTTGAGGGCTTTGTTGTCAAAAAGTAGGCAAATCATCTAAGATGTTACCCATGACCAAGAGCAATTAGTCACATCTTTGTAGCACGATACCCAACGACAAGTTAAGTCGTCTATACATCTAGGTGAAATATGAAATTTTTAATTTCCGATAACGCAAAAGCATCTTTTCTGGATATCCAAGATCGCCATAAACCAGTAGTACTCATAGACGCCGCACCGTCAAAAATTCGTGAATACTACGAGAAAACATATGACGGCAGTCAATTCTATAGCGGAATTGGGGGCGTCGAGAAGTTCGAAAAGCTTGCCAGTGTGATGGAGTGGCTTAAAAATCATGATTTTGTATGGGCGCCAGTGATTGGTTTTATGGGAACGGATGAAACCCAATTGTGTTTTATGGATGGGCGTCATACTTGTGCAGGACTGGAGAGGAAAGGGTATAAATGTATCAAGGTCGCCGTGCCCGCGGACAGTGCCGCTCAACTAGCAATACTTCTCGGTTGTGTATCCCCTTAGATTAAGGTGAGGCATTTTAGCTTTAGGTAAGAGGCCTGTTGGCTGTCTTAGAGCGTTTTTAGCCCTTGGTTTCTGGCAGGACAGGCGGTACGGGTATGAAATATATCGTCATTATTTACCGAATGCACTTTCTGCTTTTGATCCCGCAGTCAGATCTGCATCTGGCATCCAGCGCCCATATACCCGCGCAATCATTGTCCAATCAGCATGACCCATTTGCTTCGCGACCCACATAGGGTGTTCGCCAGCCGACAGCATCATGCTGGCATAGGTGTGCCGCGTTTGATAAGGGTTTCGATACCGTACGCCAGCGTTTTGCAGGACGCCAGTCCATAGTGTCTTACGGATCGGCTGGTCCCCCTCCCAGCGCCGCTCCAGGCGCGGATTTTGAAAGACCTCCTCGCCCTTGGCCCAGGTGAACGCCTTTTGCTCCTGCAACGCATGCGTGGCGCGCTCCAGCAGTTTGACTTCGCGGCGACCGGCATTTGTCTTCGTGCTTTCTGCCGCTTTGGAATGCTGGGTGAGGGCTCGCGTTACCATCACGACACCGCGCACGAAGTCCACATCGGCCCAATCCAGTGCCACCAGCTCGGACGTGCGCAGGCCTGTCCAGAAAGCAAACTGCAACAGGTTGCGCCCTTGGCCGGTTGCCTGCGCCAGAATCGCGGACTGCTCCTCCTTCGTGAACGGGTCGATATCGTCCTTCGATTGCGGCGCCTCGACTTTGGAATAGCACCAGCGCGCCAGTGGATTGACCTCGATCAGCTCGTCCTCTATCGCGTCGTCCAGCGCCTTGCGCAGCACGCTCTGGATGTTGGCCATGGTCTTGTTGGTCGCGTTCATGGGCTCGAGCTTCGCCCGCACGTCTTTCTTGCGCAGCGCCGACAGCATGATGGTGCCGAACCAGGGGATCAGCTGGCCAACGACGATCTTGCGATAGCCGTTGTATGTGCTGGCCTTGAGGTGTTTTTTTTGCCTGTCGAGCCACTTATCCAGAAACGCCTCGATGGTCTGCACGTCGCCGACCTGGTCGGCAAACTTGGCGGCATTGGACGATTGCGGAAAGGTGGCCGTGTAGTCAAAGCTGTTGGTGGCAATCGCGTGCAGGATCGCCGCTCGATGGTTCTCGGCCCGTTTTAGGTTAGCGGTGGTGGGCTTGAGCGCGATCCTTTCCCTGCACCTGGCGCCGCGATACATGAAGGTGATTTCGATGCTGCTTTCCGATGCAGCTTTAACACCTCGCCCGTCTCTACCCATGTTTCATATCCTTTCACATCAATTAAAATTCGATTGTCTGGCGCCTTGATCCAGACGGCGTCCTTCGGCCAGATCCCGTCCCGGATCTTTGTTCTGATCGCGTCAGGGGTGTAGCCTGATTCGCTGGAAAACTTCGGTATGGTCATGTAGCGAAGCATTTCTTTTTCCTATTCTTGGAATCGGTTTGTACCGCCAAAGCAAACGCTTCAGCCTCCGTGTATTGCTGCACCTCGGCACCTGGCTTGCGGTAATCGCGCAGTCGGCAGAATTCTTTGTATTGGCCCATGTGGATACTTTGTGATTCAGTCGATTGGTGAAATTGGCCGTATAGCCATTTTTTGCGTTGTACGATGTCCATGCTGGCTAAAACTCCGTGGTCAAACTGCCGTCTGGCAGCCTGAACATCACATCGAATCTCACTCCGCAGTCACTGCCCATTCGCAATGCCTCGTGGTATGTGCCGCACCTGCAATGGTCCCAAACGTATTCGTCCACCGTTCCAGGGTTCTCTACCACTACCCAGCGCTTCGCCTCGTGTTTCTCAGCCAGCTTCTGTGCGCGCAGCACGCGTGCCGCCTCACGATCTGCGCTGGTGATTAGTTTGCGCGGTGCGCGAACCTCTGGCGGGAACATGTCGAGGGTTGCGGTATCGCTCATGCGGCCACCAACAGGGCAGGGCGGATGGAAACGATGGCCGCCAGCGGCACGGCCCGGAACATGCCCGCCCACTGATGGTCCAGTTCCACCCAGGCGTGCAGCTCGCCATTGCCCACGTCGCGGCGCAGGTCGTTGACGGTGCCGGCCTGGTAGCCTTCGTCGGTATCGAATGTCACGCGGTCGCCCAGGGCGATTTGCCGCGGTGAATTGGTCGAGGTGTTCAGCATTGCGGTGCTCCTTTCAGTTTGGCGGTAACGCCGCACACGCCGAAGTGGTCGAGGGCGGCCTGGATCGCGTCGCCGCTGGAAGCGGCAATCGCGGCGTATTCAAAGCGTTCGGTTTGCGTGCGAACGATCACGGCAAAGGTGCTCATGTGCCATTTCCTTCATGGGGTGGGTTGTCGGGTACGATCAATCGGGGATACGGGCAGGCGTTGACGGCCGCCCAGGCGGCAATCAGTGCTGTTTTTGCCTCGTCCGATAGGTTCGGTATGGGGGCCGCTGGCGGCGGGGCCGGGGTAGGGCGGTCGGGGTGCGTACAGTTATTTACACGAGTCCGAGGAACGGCAACCCCAACAGCCACCCCGCGCCCGCCTGTGGCCTGTACCGGCGTCCACGTATGGCGCACGGACTTGAAGACCACGCCAATTAGGTCGCTGCAGCGCACGCCGTAGGGCGTGGTGCGCAGCGTTTCGCCGTAGCGGCCGATGACGGTCTTTTCGTCCTTGGCCAGGGTGACGACCAGTTCCTTGCGCGGCACCAGGGCGCCGCCCTGGGCGCGCAGGTACTCGGCCCAGCAGGCGCGCTTTTCGCCGTCGATCTTTTGCACGGCGTCCCAGGCGCGGCGCATGGCGGCCGGTGCTTCATTGAGCATGCTTTCCTCGATGCGGCGCAGTTCGCGCCATACGGTGACGGGCGCGCCGCCCCATTGCTGGAATTGCCGGATGCCCCAGCACGCGGCCCAGGACTCGACGCGCGCCGATGGCGTCAGCTCGACATCGCCTTCGGTGTCGGCCGTGACGACGTAGCCTTCCTTGGTTTTGTGGTCGGCCACGCCGTCGATGTTCTTGGCCACGTACTTGGCGATGTAGCCGGCGGCGCTGCCCTTGGCCCAGTCGATGCGTTTCACGTCCAGGCGGCGCGCGAAGGCGCCCGGTTCGCCACGGTCCACGCGCCAGGCGTAGCGCTTCATGATGCGGATGGCGCGGCCTGCCACGTCCTGCAGGTGGGGCGTCTTGTATTTCACGGTGGGGCGCACGAACAGCAGCAGATGCCAGTGAGGACAGCCATCGTGGTGCGGCTCGGCGATGCGAAAGCCGTACAGGCCGATGCCCCGGCGCGCCAGCGCGGAGCGGCACAATGAAGTCATCTTGCCCAGGTAGGCGTTCGCCTCGCGCGGCGTGGAGCCGTCGAACTTATCGTTGGGCTTGCCGCTGTGCTGCATGGCGTGGAAACGCGATGGGCATGTCCAGGTGATGAAAATGCCTTGGTCGCCGCACTCGCGGGCGATCTGCTCAAAGCCGTTGATGCGCAACATCAGCTCGCCGCGCCGGATGGCTTTATTCGCAGTCGTTTTCTCGGCCAGCTCGGCGATGCTGAATTGCTGGCCGTTCTCGTTCTGCACCAGGGTGGCGGCCAGCGCTGCCGCGTTACGGCGGTTCTGCGCCAGGCGCGACAGCACGGCATCATTGCTGGCGTAGGGTTCGCCGCGATAGTTCACGTAGCCCAGGCGGATATTGCCGGCCTCGAAGGCGCGCTTGACGCGCTTGCGCAACTGGCGGCGCCACCAGCGGGCGTCCACCAGGCGGGCGATTATGTCGGCTTGATCGTCGAATTCCGGCAGCTCGATGCCATACGAGGCGCATTCGTCGGCCATGATCTGCAGGGCGTGCCTGTCCGACGTGGCCGACCAGAGCGCCTTGACTACAATAGCCGCCGCACGCTCAGCGGTGGCCACGATGTCGGCATCGCTCTGCGACAGGTCCACGCCGGCGGGCACGTACTGTTCGGCGAACTCGCGCACAAAGCTGGTGGCGATGGACTCATAGACCTTGTACCAGGACGACCAGGCCATTTTTGCCATGGCGGCCGTGATGACGCGGTTGCGCCACTTGTACGGGATGCGGGCCAGCTCGGGCGCGAACTGGGCGGATCGCAAAAAGGCTTCGTGGCGTTGCGGGGCTCGCAGCAGGATTTGTTTAGATTGCATTCAACAGTCTTTCGTACACACGGATAGCGGCAGAGGTGGCGGCGCGCAGCTCGATGCGCTCTTCCTCGGTAAATGAATGGATGGGCGATTCCCAGCGGTCGGCGTCCATGCCGGCGGCGATCAGCACGGAGCGGCGCGCGCCGCGTGGCGACAATCCCCAGGCCTGGGCGATAAAGCGCGCCTCGCTGGCACGCCGCTGCTCGATGGCGCGCAAGCTGGCCCGCTCGGCCAGGCTGGCTTTCGCCGCTGCAATGGCGGCCAGTGCTTCCGGCGCCCCTGGGGGCGTCGGCACGTCCCTGTCACGGGCGGCGAGGATGGCCGCCGCTGGCAGGAACGACAGGTGATTGTCGATAAGGGACGCCGGCATGGTTCAGTCCTTGATGGCGCCGATGGCCTGCAGCACGGCAGGGGCGATGACGATCAGGAGTGATAGCAGCCAGATGCCGCAGGTTTTCGCCAGGCGTAGCATCAGCGTGCCCCTTGCCTTGAAAAATACTCAGCCCAATAGGAGAGCGTGCGCGAGGAACCATTGCAGTGGCGAACGCCGTGTTCGCTGGCAAACATGAAGTGCAGTTCGATGGGCAGTTTGCCGACGAGCACACGCTGGTGGCTAGACGTGAAAAAGCCCGCGACGTTCAGTGCTTGCGCATCGCTGATGATGAAGGTGAGGCTGGTGGCGCCGAAGGCATGATAGGTTTTTGCAATCTCGCGTATGGAGTAGGACAGCGCGTCGATGTTGGCGCCAGCGCTGGCTTGCAGCAGGAAGCAAGCTGGAGCTACCGGAACAACGCATTGTTGCGGGGCCGGGCGGGCACTGCAGGGTGCGGAAAGAGTGCCGGTTTGCTTGGCGGCGTGCAGCGTGGTTTCCATCGGTTTCCTTATTTTTGGTTGAACGAATCCCGCACGCTCGAAAAGGGAGCGCTGCAGGGAGCAGCAAAAGAGGGGAGTTACAGCGGCCGGGCTACGGCGGCGCGAGGATCGGGATAGTCATCAGCAGCCCGCTGTCAGGTCCAGGGCCAGCTGGCTGGTGGCTGCCGCGCGCGCATGCTGGGACATCGGGATGCGGATATCCGGCTTGGGCATGGCGGACAGTGAGAGGGTGCGCAGCACTTCCAGGCCTGCCACGAAAGAGTGCCCGCAGTCCGGGTTCTGGCACATGTAGGTGATTTCCTTGAACATGGCGGACATCGTGCGGCTCTTGACGGCGCGGACGGTGTATTCGCAATGCGGGCAGGGCAGGCCGATGACTCTCATTTCAGCTTTCTTTCCACTTGGTACAGGGCGCGACCGCGACCTGTCATGTTTTTTGCCTGCTTGCGTAAGCGCGATTTGACGAGCCATTCAGCAGCCTGATCGATACTTGCCAGCCCCTGGCGTTGGCGCACGATTTCCAGCAGCGCGCGCTCGTCGTCATTGAGATTAATTTGGTGATCTGGCATGTTGGTAGCTTTGCAGTTGCTTAAAAGTTACTATTTAGTGTCTCGGATTAAGCACCGCGAAGCTGTACGCTGTCGATGTTGGCTTCGTCACCTGCAATGACTGCTAAGGCTTCACGCATGACGATCTGACGCACTAGAACCGCAAGCGCTTCGCCCTGGTAATCGGCGAGCGAGGAAACAAGCTGATGTTCGTAATCGTCCAAGCGCAACATGACGCGGTGGTTTCGGATACGTTTTGCATCTGGGTACATGGCGTCGTCCTTAGTGGGTGATTTGGGAAGCGATTTCGCGCTTGTAGTCGGCGAGGCCGCGCAAGATCAGAAAGCGCAATAGCCAGGCACGGGATCGTTCTTGCTTGGCGGCAATGGCTTCAACCTCCAGCACTTCATCAGGCGCCAGGCGGACGCCCAAAGGCTGCGAAGTGACGCCCTTGGGAGTGCGCCCGATTTTGGATACGTTTTTCATAATGTTATGATGTGTAATCGCTACAGGATGGCGTAACTATAGTGGACGAATGTCCACATGTCAAATAAAAAAGTGGTCATATGTCGTATTTCAAAGATCGTCTTCGCGCCGAACGAAAGCGTTTGGGCTTGAGCCAGGAGAAGTTTGCGGCCCTGGCTGGCGTAACAAAAGACACACAATTAAATTATGAGAGTGGCTCTAGGAAGCCCGATTCTGACTACCTGATAGCTATTTGCGGGGCCGGGGTGGATTCCCACTTTTTATTGCATGGCACGCCATCTTCGGACGAGCTACCTGCAGAGGAAAGCGAGTTGCTGCTAGGTTTTCGAAAGTTAGATCTTCGGGGAAAGTTGCGTCTGCTAGGGCTTGTTGAGGGTATGGCAGAAGGAACAGCGCCAACTCCAACTCCAGCTCCTGCGGCAGCTTCGCAGACCCAGCGCAAGCAAAAGATCACTATCAAAGGCGCAGTCGGACATCAGGTTAATGGTGACGTTGCCGGCCCCTTGACCGTCAATGTTGCCAATAAAAAGACTATTAAATGAAGAAGAAAATACTGCTGGTAGTTACTTTAGGCTTTGGCATGTCAAGTGTTTTTGCTGGCCCGTCAAAATTCAAGGCGGAGGATGTTGTGGAACCTATAGCACCGACTATCGCGTGCATATCTGCTGAAGATTTGATTACCGGGTTTAAATACGCAAGCGCAGGGGAGCAAACTCGATTACAGGCACTGTTTGATTCAAAGCGATGCCTACTAACAGGCCCTGGAGATAGGCTGAAAGTGATCACTGTTGAAAACTCACCTCTAATTGAGGCGGTTCCTGTTTCAGTTAAAGGTGCAGTGAATGGGATTCATATTGCCGAGCCGAACTATAGAAAAGTAAAAAAATAGGCCAGCAGTATCGTAAGGCGTCGTGAGAAATAGAGTTGGATTGGAAAAATGGCAGAGAAAGTAGAATTTAAGCGGCATGTTAGTAGCGCCGTGATGGGTGACTTGAATGAGGCGCCGCGCCAAAGCAACGTAGTAAATCTCACGATAGGCTCAAAAACTGAATTTCAGCCGCTGACAAAGCTACAGCGGCAAGATGTAACGGCCAAGGTCAAGGTACTGGTCGCCCTGGAAGGAGGCTCTCCACTGAATGTCTACCGAGTGTTGCTGAATAGTTTCGGCGCTGCCAACATGGATGCATTCCCAGGGGACAAGTACATGGCGGCCATGGAATTGCTCGATGCCCGCATTGTTGCGCAGCAAAGTGCTCCTGTGTCTGCGGTAGCGCCAAGTCCGCCTTCGCGCCTTGCGGCGGAACCGGCGATATCGTGCCTCGCCTGTACTCGTCATCAAGCCGAAATCAAGCGAATACGGGCGATTGTCGTGGTGCAATGGGCCTTGCTGGTGGGAGCAATCCTGTTTTGTGGCTGGCTGTGGTTGCCTTCCGCTGTCGGCACTACTCCTAAATCGTCTTTAGATACAAGTTGTCTGGTCGATGGAAAGGGATATTCGATGGGAAGCTCTATCAAGATGCCGAACGGATCTATACGTGAATGCATGAACAACGGTCCGGAAGGGAGTCCGCGCTGGTCCCTTAGCGACAAAAAATAGGATTTATTGTTGCTTGCTCCATTTTAGGTGCACGGATAGTGGCACCGTTCGCAGCATTTGCAGCGGTGAACTTCCCTATAGTTGAAATGTGTGAGCTGCCTACTAAGGGCGGTAGCAATCGACTCAGGGTTGGCATTCGCCAGAATTTTACGCCAGATTTCTTTGGAATGAACTTGATCCGATATTCCAAGTATCTGTCGGTGGATGTGATTACTGATCTCGTTTTCCTCGCGCTCTACCTCGTCCGTATTTTTTGTGTTTCGATTGTTCTCTTTCATAGTTCTCTCCGTGTAATTGCATTCATGCGGCTTCCGCGATGTGGATTGAAGTTTTCTTACCTGGCGCCTAAGATTGCTCGCTGTTTTCTTTGATGATGTCGCGCACTTCCTTAATGTGTTCCCATGCCAGCTTTGCTGCCCGCTTGGCGCCATGCTTGCTTTTGTAAAGATGTTCCAGCGTCTTGAGCGTGCCAGCGGTGCCGGCCTGCTCCTGCCCCGCCTTTTTCTTCTTCGCCGCCACATCCTTCCATTTGGCCACCACGCCCGTGACGCCTTCGTCCGGGTCTTTCTCGTCCTCGCGCTCGGCCTCCACCGCTTCCGTCTTCGTCTCAAATTCCACCCGCGTGGTAAAGCCGCTGCCGCCCAGGCTGTGCGTGACCTTCACCGATAGCCATTCGGTGGCGTCGATCTCGGGCTTGAAGCCTTGCACGGTGACGGGCGATTGCGGGAACACGGCGGGGTTGCCCAGGGCCAGGCTCATTTCAAAGGTGGCCAGGCCGCGCAGGATGCGCTGCCATTCGGCCACGGCCGCCGCGCGCGCGTCGGTTTCGTTGGCGAAGGTGGTGCGCAGGCGCTTGCTGTTGCCCGGCACGCCGGCCACGACGCTGCGGCGCCGCGCGTAGCGCTCGTCGTGCCAGAAGGCGCGCACGCCCGTGTAGGCGTCGCTTTCGGCGCTGTGGTAGCGGTGGCCGTCGCCCAGGGAACGCGTGATGGGAATGACGGGCAGCGCCTTGCCGCTGGCGGTGCGGCTCTGGTTGATGGGGATGAAGAGCAAAGTGTCGTTCTTGACGGTGGCCACCGCGTCGTATTTCCTGCCCAGCCGGCGAAGGAAAGCCGCATCGCTCTCGTGGGTCTGGTCGATGTGCTCGACGGCTGTATCGCGCAGGCGCGCCGACACGCCCGATGCCAGCTCGTTGCGGAAGGCGATGGCCTCGATGATGGCGCCCAGGGTGGTCTTGTGAAAGCTGTGTTCCTGCTGCTGTTTGAATGTGTCGATCAGGTTGGCCGACCTGGCGCGCAGGGTGATGGTGTCGGGCGCGCCGCTGTGCTCCACCTCGTCGACGGTGAACTTGCCCATGTCCACCAGGCCAGTGGCTTGCCAGCCCAGCGCCAGGGCGATCTGCGCGCCGCGCGGCGGCAGGGCCAGCTTGCCGTCGCTGTCGTCCAGAGAAATATCGAGCTGGTCGCTCTCGTCGCCACGGCACAGGGTCAACGTCAGATTGATTAGCCGCGGTGAAACGATGGCCGTCAAATCCTTGTCCTCGATGCTGACCTTGAAGGCGGGGATATGCTCGCTCATTTGAACTTGTCCGCCGCGCTGCCGATGGCGCCGCTGATGCTGCCGCCGATCTTGTCTTTCATCTCGCTGACGACGCCGCCGTATTTCGAGGTGATGCCGCCGACCACATTGCCGACCACGCTGCCCACGGCATTCTTGGCAGCGCCCGCAATGCTGCTGGTCATGCCGTCGATGCTGAGCATGTTTTTCAGGTCGCCGATGTCGCCCAGGCCAAGCATGGCCAGCACGCCGTCGTCATCGCGCTTGAGCGCAATCGAGAACTCGACGCGGCGCGCGCCGCCGCTGCCGTCGAGGATGGTGCGGCCCTCGGTCATGCTGGTGATGCGGTAGGAGCCGAGAATGCGGCCCGTGCCCTGAATCAGTATCCACGATTTGCCTGTGTCGGCCATCATGCGCAGCGCATCGAGCGAATACAGGGAGCCGGTCAGCTCCGGCGCCACCCAGCCCGACAGGGTGATGGTGTCGTCGCCGGGCCCCACGTACTGGTGCGCATCGCGCAGGCCCACGCGGGCCGTGCTGGCGTGCTTCCATTCCGTTTGCCGCTGCAGCTCGTGATAGGCCAGGGTCGGCAGGCTAAAGACGAACATTCCTAAAATCATCATCATGGTGGTTATTCCTTCTTAATCGTGGTCGCGCAGGGACGAGCGGATGCGTGCCGCTTTTTCACGGTCGCGTTGTTCCATTGCCGCATACACGGCGCGTGCGATGGCCTGCGGATCGGAACCAGCTTGCGCCTGGATCGTGATTTCGATCTTGTCGCCCTGAATCGTCATGCCGGCGCCGAACCCGCCTTGTGACAGCGGAGCGCGCGTGTCAAAGGCGCTGGCGGGCAGGGCGGTGGCCGTGCCGATGGCGATGCCGGCGCCCAATTGCGTCAGGCGCTGCGCCAGGCCGGAAACCTTGGCAATCGGCGCACCTTCGCTGCGGTCCAGGCCCACGGCCAGGCCTTGCATGGTGTAGTCGCCGAGCTGGGCAAACACGCGGCTCGGGCTATGGATGCCCAGCTTTTCCTTGAACCAGGCAATGGTGCTGGAACCGGCATTGCTGATGGCGTCCTTGACGGCGCCCATGGACCCGGTGATGCCGTTGACCAGGCCGCGCAGGATGTTGGCGCCGAAGTCGGTGAATTTGGCCGGCAGCTCGATGCCGAACCAGCCCAGCACGCCCGCGAACGCCTGGTAGAACACGCCCAGCGGCGACCAGTTGAGGATGAGGTTATGCACGCCAACGACGCCACCAGCAAAGGCGGCTTTGACCTGTGACCAGATATCCACGAAAAAGGCCTTGATCGGCTCCCAGTTTTTATAGATCAGGTAGGCGGCGCCGGCAATGGCCGTCACGGCCAGGCCAATCGGGTTAAGCATGAAGGCGCGCCCCAGCCAAAGCACGGCGCGCCCCGCCCACATGAAGGCGCCACCCAGGCCGCGCAGGATGGGCGCGAGTACGCCGCCCGTCACGCCCATTTTGGCAAACATGACGTGCAGCATGGCGTACGGGCCGATCAGGGCTGCAATGCCCAGCATCAGCGGGCCGAGTACCAGCAGGATGCCGGCAAGAATGGAGAAACCAACGATCATGACTTTGGCCAGTGTCGGGTTGCGCTCCATGAAGCCATTCAGGCGCTGCACGGCACTGATGGCCAGTTCCAGCCCCTGTGCATATAGCGGCAGGATTTTTTCGCCCATGGTGAGCTTGAGGTTGGCCAGCTTCGACTGCGCTTCCAGTTCCTTGCCGGCGGCCGAGTCGCGGCCCAGCTTTTCCAGCTGGCCGATATTGGCGGCGCCACGGTTGAGCTTTTCGTTTTTGTGGATCTGCACGCGCTGCAAGTACATCTGCGAATACAGGTTCGACGCGGTGCGGTTGGAAAAGATGCTGCCGATGGCGTCGAGCACGTGCTTTTTCTCCGTGATGCCCTTCTTGGCCAGTTGCGGCAACAGCACTTTTTCCATCCACTCGAACTGATTTTCTCGGAACAGCTCGGAACCCAGCAGCGCACCGGGATCAAGAAAAGCAATTTGCCCCGCCTTGTCAGGCGTGACTTTGCTTTTGTCACCAATTAGGCCGAACTCATCCAGCTTTTTGACCGACCGTTTCGTCGTGCGGCCCTGGTATAAGTTCTGGTAGGCGCTCATCAGGGAAGTGCCGACGCGATTGCCGCTCATTTCCTGCACCAGCGGTTCCATCTGGTAGTAAAAGGCGTCATCTTTCAAGCCCTTGGCGGCGATGCCGCCCGTCTTGATCATGTTCAGCCATTCATTCGGGCCGACGCGCCCACCTGTCGCCGTGATGACCTGCTGCACGATGTTGGCCTGAGCTTCGAACTTTTCCTTGCTCTCCAGGCCGCCGCGCAGCTCGATGACCTTGAGCATGTCCATGAACTTGCGTTCGTTGTCGGCGCCTTCTTCCTCACCAAAGAAGGCGTGATTGGCAAACTTCATCTTGGCCAGGGTAGGGGCGACCATTTCCGCATGGTGCACATCGGCAAAGGCGCTCATGCCGTCGCGCATGAGTTGCAGGTTGTCGAGCTTGCTGGTGCCGTAGGTCTTCATGTTGCGCGCGAAGGCGACGGCCTCGGCTGACACCTTGTCGCCCAGGCCCAGCGCGTTGACGCGTCCCACTTCCGTTTGATAGTGCTTGGCCTCGTTCAGCCCCTTAACGACGGGCGCACCGATGACGGCGCCCGTGGCGGTCGCGCCCGCGCCGGCCATGGCCAGGTTGCCCGCCTTGCTGCGCAGCTTGTCGGCGTGCTGGGTGGCGTTGGTGACACGCTGCTGCTTGGCGGCCGCGTTGGCCAGCTTCTGCTGCTGCAGCGTCATGGTTTTGTTGGTGGCCTCGATCTCGCGGCGCAAGGTGCGCTCGTGGTTGGCCAGGTCTTTGGTGCCGATGCCGGCGGCGCCCAAGCGCTCGCGCATGACTTGCAGTTGCTGCGCTTGCTGCTGACCTGCCGTCTTGAGGGCGCTGGCCGCCTTGACGGCGGCGTTAAACTCGCGCGTCATGGCGCGCGTGGGCGCTTCCGTCTGTTTCATCTTGGCGGCCAGGCTGGCCACCTTCTGCTGGGCCGCTTCCAGCTTGGTGCGCGTGGCGTCCAGGCCACCATGCAGCTCGCGGAATTTGCCGATGTTCTTTTGCTGCGCGTTGAGGTCGCGCAAGCGGTCACTGGTGGCCTTCAAGGCCTTGGCCGTGTCGCTGGAGCCGCCCATGATTTTCTTGAGCGGGCCGGTGATCTTGTCCAGCGCCGCAAACACTACCTGTAATTTCAGATCCCGACCAGCCATCTATTCCGCTCCGCTTCGCTGCCGGGCGCGTTCGCGCCAGGCCATCAGTTCATCAATCGTAAAACCGTCCATCGCTGCCGGCGTCCAGTGGAAGACGCCGGCAATGTCGGCCATGGCGTCTTCTACTTCGCCGGGGATACCGAAAGGCGATCGGCTTTGCTCACCAAAAAAGCGCCTACCTCCGCGCCCACGCTCAGCAAGTCGGCCGGGTCCATGTTGGCAATGTCGTGCGCGGTCAGGGTCGGCTCGGTGATGCGGGGCAGTACCACCTGCAGCGCCGTCACGCTCAGGTTGGCCAGGTCGATCAGGGACACGCCGCGCAGGGCGCCGGCCTTCGGTTTGCGCACGGTCAGCGTGGTGATGAAGGTGTCGCCGCGTTTGATCGGGTCGTCCAGTTCGATGACGGCGTGGGCTTGGTTGTCGTTGTTCATGGTGTATTCCTTGTGGTGGGTGGTGGTTAAAAGAGTTACAGGCCGATGGCCTTGCGGATGGCGTCGTTGGTGCTGCCGCCGATGTTCTCGATGCCGCTCATGAAGTCCAGTTCGATGATGATGGCGCCGTCGATCATCAGCTTGTAATAGCTGCAGGCCATGGTGTATTTGTGCGTGGTGTCGTCGGCCATCTTGGCCGCGCCCATGTCGATTTCCTTGTAACGGCCGCGCACGACGACTTCCACGGCGGCCACGCTGCCGTCGTCGTCTTCCTGGAAGGCGCCGGCAAAGCGCAGTTGCACGGCGCCGTGCGAGCTGGCGCCGTACTGTTTCAGCGCTTCACCAATCAGGCCGCCAGCGCTCCATTCCAGCGACAACGCCTCGTTGCCGAAGTCGACCGACACGGGGCCGGTCATGCCGCCGGCACGGTACTCTTCCATCTTGCGGCTCAGTTTGGGCAAGGTGACTTCCGGCACCATACCCATGAAGGACACGCCGTTTTGGAACAGGTTGAAATTTTTCAGTTTGCGGGGCAGGCCCATAGTTTCTCCAATGATTTAAAGCGCTCGCGCTGGCGCGGGCAGGGTGGTGCTGTTGACGGTTATGCGGCGATGCGCGAGGCAAAGTCGGCCAGGTAGCGGTCGGTAATGCGCTGCTGGAATTTCAGGTTTTCCAGCGGCGGCACGGGCGTGTAGTCGTAATCGATGGCGAGCTGGCCAGCCTTGAGCGTTTCTTTCTGGTTGAACTGCTCGTCATACCAGGCGTTGCCGTCGATGATGTAGCCCTGGCGTTTCAGGTCGCGGAACTTGGCGTTGATGCTTTCCAGTAGGTCGCGCACCAGCGAGGGATGCAAGGGCAGGTCGACAAATGCGAAATGCGCTTCGGCGATGGTGTCGGCCAGCACCTGGGCCGTGCGCGTGTAGCTCTCGAAATAGAAGAAGCCGCCCGGCTCCTCGCAGGTGCGCGAACCCCAGAAGCGGTAGCCGCCCATGTTAATCAGGGTGGTCACTTCCTCGGCGTTGAGCACGCCTGCGTCGGTGGCCGGGTCTTGCAAGTCGAAAAACACGTCCTTGCTGATGCCGGTCGGGCCGTTGATGACCACATTGGACAAGGTCTTGTGCCAGCCCGTGTCGTTGTCGATCTTCGCGCGCAGGCCCATGGCATAGGCGACGGCGGAGATGCTGGCTTCCGCGTCGATGGCGGTATCCCAGTTCACGAAGTCTGGCCAGATAATCATCACCTCGCGCTGGCCGAACTGGCCGCGATAGGTGGTGGCGGCCACCACGTTGGCGCAGCCATAGGCAGATGCATACACGAAGCTGCGAAGCTGCTGCGCAACGCTGGCCAGCGCATTGGTGACGGCTTGCGTGTCCAGCCCCGGCGCGCCCAGGATGCGCGGTTTCACGCCCAGCTTGCTTTGCGCGGCCAGCAGCGCCTTGGCGCCCAGGTACTTGCCATCAGGCGAGACGCCGCCCACCACATTGGTGGTGGTTTCCGCTTCCGTCTCGCCTTCCGCCACGCGCACGACGACGGTCAGGGGCTTGGTCTGCGCGGCAATCGCTTCCAGCGCGCGGTACAGGGTGCCGCTCTTGCCGGCCTTGCCCATGGCGGCCAGCACGTTGGTGACGAGCACGGGCGTGTCGAGCGGGAAAGCGTCGGCATCCGCGTCGTCGGCCGTGGCGATCAGGCCCAGCACGGCCGTGGAGACGGTACGGATCGGGCGCGAACCCTCGTTGATTTCAATGACGCGCACGCCATGGTGGTAGTCGGTAGGCATAGCAATGGCTCCTGGTGATGGGTCGATAAAAGTGTTTTTTCTTGCGCTTACTGCGTGCCGAGGTAGCCGGCCACGTCGGGATTGGCGGCAAGGAAGGCCCGAATCTTGGCCAGCGCATCGGCTTTGGCCGCCTCGGCGCTGTTGACGGCCGGGCGCGTAACCAGATCCCAGCCGGTGCCATTCCAGCGCGGCCACTGGCCATCGGGCCAGGTTTCCGGCGGCGCCGTGGCGATGGTGCTGGCTGGCATCAGCCAGACATCGGTTTCGCGCGGCGACATGTCGGCCACGGTGTCGCCGGCATAGTGGCCGGCTGCGTCGATCTGATACACGGTTTTCTGGTGCATGGCGCTTCCTCAGTATTTGATGCAGGCAAGCAGGGCGATGTTGCGGGGCCGCGATTCATTGCCGCCGCTGGCATCGACGGTCACGGCATGCTCATGCCTGCCCGCGCTGCTGGTCAGATACGACTGGTTGTCGTTGTCGGTCGATGCCGAGCCTTTGGCGTTGTAGCGCGCCACGCCATACGGTGCGCCGCTCGATTCGCCCCACGCCGAGTCGTGCTGGTGCTCGCCGCTGGCCGACGTTCTGGCCGCGTGGCCGTGCGCCTGGTTCTGGCCCGCCTGCGCCGTGTTCAAGGCGCGGCTGGGGTCGGCGCCGCGCCCGTCGTCAAAGCCCCGGATGAATTCGCCGCGCAGGTCAGGCAAGTTGAAGGTGTTGAAGCCGTCGCCAGCGCCGAAGCTCGTGCCAATCACCGCAAACAGCGCGGCATAGGCGGTGCGGCTGATGGCGGCGCCGTTGGCCTTCATCCAGCCGCTGGGCGCCGTCGCGCGCGGGAAGTACATCACCGCGCTGACGGGCGTTTTTTCGTCAGTCTCGGCCTGGCTGTACACGCCCAGGTTGGCGCGGGCCTCTGCCTTGCTCAGGATATCGCCCAGGTTCTTGCTTTGTTCCAGCGGCCGCGGCGCGCTGCCGGCAGGTTCGTTCTGCACCAGAATGAGCTTGGTGCCGGCGACATAGGCTTGCGCCAGCGTCAGGCGGGTAGCGTCGAGCGGATCGGGCGCCCATTGATCTTGCCGCAAGCGTTCTGCCGCATCGATGCTGCCCGGTTCGTTGACGTACACGGCCAGGCCCCTGGTTGTGACCGTGTTCAGGAGCACATCGGTTTGGCTGGCCGCCAGCGTCTGCGTTTCCTCGATCATGTCGACCACGACGCTGACAGCGCTCGGGTCTGCCCACGCGGTGTCGCCTGGCGCATTCGATTTCTTCGTCAGGACCTGGTGCGTGGTGCCGCCCGGGATCAGCGCGGCGGCCGTGATATTGTTGGCAATCCATGCCTGTGTCGCCACGGCGACGTTGGGATCGACCTGCAGCGCGACTACGCCCGCATTGCTGACCATGAATTCCAGCCGCACGACGGTATCGGCATACGCCCCTTCGCTGATGACGGGCTTGTAGGTGGCTGGCAGATTGCCGACTGCAAATAGGGTGCCCGAGGCATCGAAAATGCCCACTTCCCGCATCGTGAAACCGCCTACCGTGGCCGGAATGACCAGCTCGGCCGTGTAGCGTGTTGGCGTAGCCGGGTCCTGGAATACGCGGTTGACCACGGCACGGAACAGCTCGCGCGCCAGCTGCGTTTGTGTTTCCGACGGCAGCACGTCATTGCCCAGCCCGTCGCCGACCGCCATGTGGGGCAGGTTGATCGGCACGCCGGATGCCTCGGCCTGGGCCATGCTTTGCAGGCCGTGGATGGTGTGGATAGTGCGAAAGATTGCCATTTTTATTTAGTGATACACGGGAGGTTGGCTGGTGAGCAAAAGGCGCAGATACTGAACCAGGCCCATATAGGCATTCCCCATCTGCGCGAAGCCCGCCTCGCTGCAGTGCGTGATGTCGGCCATGTATTTGTAGGTGTCCGGCCCGGCATAGTCCGCCATCGGTTTTTCGGGCGTGGTGTCGAACCCGTACACGCGATGCACGATCGAGTGATAGTCCAGCAGATAGATGCCCTCCGCCTCGCGGCCATCGAAATCGGCCACCAGGTACTTGGCCAGCAGCCACATCGCCCGCTTCACGCGCTCCGTGTTGAGCGTGCCGTATTCGCCCTGGCGCCCCGAGGACACAGGAATGCCGATGATGATTTTGCACGCCGGGCTGTCTGCCTTCACGCTGGCAATGAGCTGTTCATAGCGCGCCTTGTAGAGCGCATAGGTGGCAGGGAAGGTATGTGCATCCGCACTGTAGAAGTCATTCGTGCCCAGCAGGACGTGCAGGATATCGGGCCGTGGAATGCCCCACGCCGCGCGATATTTTGCATAGTTAAATGCAAAGCCGCCCAGCGTTTCCAGCGTAATGGCCGCCCAGGCAGCGCCCGTCCACACGATATAGCCGCCGCCCTCGCTCATTACGTCACCCACGGCAGGGGCTTTCTTGCGCCCCGTGACCGTGTCGAACTGGTCCCGGATTCCAAAGAAGTAGGTGGCGTTGTAGCTGGGCGAGGCCGAGTTCGCATCAATCCAGAAGGACGTCGGCCCGAGGTGGTGGTACGCGTTGACCGGCTGCATGAACGGCGACAGGTATCCGCGGTTGTCCACTGTGAAATAGCTTTCCATCGTCCAGCCGCCCTGGCCCTCGCATTTCACGGGCTGATTGGTGGAATTGGCCGTGCGGTTGCCGATGTAGGTGATGCCGGCAGAGGCCGGTGTCGCGTTGAGAACGTTCACAAAGGTCATGCGGCCCGAAAAGCTGTCGCCGATGTTCCCCAGGTTGAGCGGCGTGGCGATGGTGGGGTCGGTAATTCGGACTTGATACCATTTCCCGGCCGCGCCCTCCTCGAAGTCGAAGCTGCTGCCCACCACCGTGGCGCTGCCATTGACGGTGGTGTTGACCTGATCCGGCAAGGGCAGCAGTTTGCGCGCTTCGCCCGTTTCCCTGCTGCTCTCTTCACTGGCTGACATGGAAATGCCGATGTGGCCGGCATGGGCCTGGAAATCCTGGACGACGTTTTCGTAGTACAGCGCGAGTTCCTTGCCGGCCGGCACGTAGTGCGTCGTCGCCAGCACGGGCGCTTCCATGGCGGGCACGGCAGACGTGCCGGCGCCCTCGACATGAATGGGCGCGCCATCTGCAGCGCGCAGCTCATAGCGGTACGCCTCGAATGGCGTAGCCACATCGCCCTTTTCCAGCTGGATCGCGTCGAGGGCGTCGTGCGGCACGGTGATGCGGATGAATTCGACTCCAGGCGGGATGGTGAAGCGGTCAGCTGCCGCGTCATCGTAGCCGCCGGGAACGGGTTGTTTGTGCTGGTCGTAGAAGCAGACCATCCGGGCATACGTGCCATTGAGGACGTAGTGTCCAGGCGATACCGGGATAAAGTCCGAATAGTCGTAGGTCGCGTTGGCAACCGCTACGCCGCCGGCCGACATATAGAAGCCGGGCACCACGCTGGCCTTGTTAAATTTGTTCTTCCCCACTGGCAGGAAGGTGGTGGCGCGTGGCGTGACGCGAAGGGGTGCGCTGACGTCATCCCGCAAGCGGTAGCCGTATTCCTCATGGGCAGTGGCGACGCTGCCCGCTTCCAGCTGCAGCGAAGCGCTGTTATGCGCCACGGCGATGCGGATGAACGCCACGCCTGCCGGTATGCGCAGGCTGTCCACCGACACTTCGCCGTTGTAGCCGCCCGCGACGACAGCCTTGTTTGCGTCGTAGCAGCACGAGAACCGGATGCCGGTCGTGTTGCACTTGTAGTCGCCGGGAACTACTGGGATGTAGTCCGAGGTGTCATAGCCGGCGTGATGGAAGAATCCACCGCCCGAGGTGATGTACTGCCCGACGGTGACCGTGTGCGGGTTGAACACGTTTTTCCCGAGGCACAGGAAATTGGTCTTGTCCGGCGAAATGGCCTGATTCTCCAGGTGCCTGTTGGCCACTGCGCCAGTTTCGATCTTGTCGCCGGGCAGCCAGCCGGCAGGCAGCGAAGCGGCCAGCGGCACAATCGGCACGCCAGAAGGCAGGGCGAGGCGGTACTGGAACGGCTCGTAGGCAGAAGTGGGACCGCGTTCAAGTTGAAACACCTCCATGTCCGAGGCGAACAGCGTAACGCGCACATACGAAATGCCCTGGGGGACGATGAAGGGAGAGGTGCCGACATCCGAGCCGCCGACACGCACAATTTTGTCGCGGTCAAAGTAGCAGGAGTAACGCATGCCCGATGCATTGGCGTAGTACGTGTCTCCCGGCGTGACGGCAATGTAGTCCGACACGTTGTACACGGGATTGTCGGCCAGCAGGCCGGTTTCGGTGAGGTACTTGCCAAGGGTGGTGGCCGTCTTGTCGAACAGGTTTTTTCCCGGCATCAGGAACAGGGTGCGCGAAGGGCCGATCAGGGCGCTGGCCGACGGATAGGCGGCGATCAGCATGGAAGCATCGCTGTTCGTCCTGCGGTATTCGAAAGCGGCGACGTCGCCATGGCCCTGCACCTTGAAAGCCTGGCCATCGGCCACGGCGGCGCGGCCCAGCGCCTCTGTCGCGTAGACGCCGGCCTGGATCAGGGCCGCATCGCGCGCGGCCAGCGCTGCAACTGTGGCGCTATTGACCTGGCCCAGCAGTCCCGCCGCATTGATCGCGGCATCGTTGTCCTTGATTAATTTGGCCAGCGAGCGTACCGGGCCGGATGCGGTGTGCACGACGGTGCTGTCATCACCGTGCGTGATCTGGTTCACCTTGTCGGCATCCGCATTGAACTGCGCCACTTTGTTTGCAAGAGTCATGTTATTTCACCAATATGTTTGAATGTGCAGTGCATCGACTGCGGCTTCGGTGGCGGCCATGCCATTGAGTGCCCCTTCAATCATCAGGTACACATCGGGCAGGCGCGCGTCGTACTGCACGGCCACGTCGCTGCCGAGCGCAGCGGCTGCGGCGACGCTTAGTTCGTTGCGCGTGACGACGGACGGGACGATGAGGGCCAGGTGCGAGCGCAGGTTTTTCGTGTTGTCGACGGCGGCGAGAATGTGCTGCAGTGCTGCCTGGCTGATGCCGACCTGGCTCGCTTCCAGCAGCAGGCGGAACGTGTAGGGCGCGCCGGCCGGGATCTGCTTGAACCATTCCTGCACTTGCACGGTAAAACCCAGCGCGGCCAGCGCACCACGCACCGAGCCGATGGTGCCCTTGTGGCGGTGGACAAACAGCGTGGACTTGATCGTCGCGCGCTTTTGCTCGTCGCTCCAGGCGCTGTCCCATTGCCCGACATCGTAGCTCCACGCCAGCCACGGCAGTGGCGTCGCCGGGCAGGTGTCCGGGTTCCAGAGATCGCGCATGGGCGTGGGCAGGTCCAGCGCGCGCGCGTTGACCTGCGCCAGCGCGCGCTCGATGCGCGTGGCGTTTGGCGGCAGCAGGGACTGGAACGTTGACTCAGCCATGGCTGGCCTTGCGCACGTTGAGCGTGATGCCGGTGCAATAGGCGGCCTGACCCTCGGCGATGACGATGTTGCCGGCCGGTGCTGCTAGGTTGACGGTTTTGACGCCTGGCTGGTGCAGTGCCTTGAAAAAGCCGGACAGCGCCACGTCGTAGCCGATCCGGTGGACGCTGTCGGCATAGGCCTGCGCGTCGCGGCGTGCCGCCGCTTCAACGGTGTCGGCATCCGGGCCGTCGTAGATGACCAGTTCGGCATCGAGCGCATAGGTGATGATCGAGGCCGACTGGACGTCGACCTGGTCGCTCATGGGCCGCACGATGTCCGCATTGACGGCGGCGCGCACCTTGGCGAGCAGGTCGGTGTCAGCCGTACCGTCGCCGAGGCGCGACATGACGTACACCATGATGTTGCCGGGCGTCGGGCTGACGGGCAGGGCGTCCTTTACTTTGCCGTCGGCCGACATGGCGTGAAAGATGTAGCTGCCACGACTGCCGGCGGTCGAATAGCCCTGGAACGACAGCTGGATGCGGGCGCGGTAGTCGCTGTCGCTTTCCATTTCGGCCAGCGTCGGCGGCGTGGTTGTCGCATCGGCCTGGATAATGGTCAGGCGCGGCACGTCGACGTTGGCGCCGAGCTGGTCGAGGTCGGCCCCGATGGCGTAAGCTAGCATGACGGCGCGGCAGGCGTCGTTGACGCGCTGGCGCAGGAGCATTTCGCGGTAGGCGTTTTCCTGCAGGAGGATGGCCAACGGCTCGGACTCAAGCACGAGCGTGGCGGCGATGTTGGCCTGCTGTTCTTCCGGAAAGAGCGCGATCAGCGCGGCCTTGCGTTCGGCATAGATCGCTTCATAGTCAAGCACTTCGATGACGCTGGGCGCCGGCAGGCGTGACATGTCGATGGCGCTCATGCCGCACCGCCCTGGCCGACGGCCACTTGCAACTGCACGTTGCTGCCATTGGCAATGCCTTCCAGCGTCAGCGTGGCCGCGCCGGCCTGGCCGCGTTCCAGCTGCAAGCTGGTGAGGCGGATGCGCGGTTCCCAGCGCAGCACCGCATGCGCCACGGCGGCATAGATACGCAACTGCGTGGCGCCGTTCATCGGCTGGTCGATCAGTTCCGGCACTTCGGAGCCGTAGCTGCGCCGCATGACGCGCGAGCCGATGGGAGTGGTCAGGATATTGGCCAGCGACTGGCGGATATGCGCAAGGTCGCTGATGGTGCGCCCGGTGGTAGCGTGCATGCCCAACATCACAGCGGCCCGCCCGACTGGTCGCCGCCGGCCTTGACGCCGCTGTGCTGATGCTTGGCCAAGCTGATGGCGCCGGCCAGCACGTCCTCGCTGGCATGGACTTTCCCTTGCACAGCCATGGCCACGCCGCCAGCGGCGCCGGCCTTGGCGTTCACGCCGGCATTCAGGGCGGTGGCGCCGTTGACGGTGGCCGATTGCTCGACAAGCAGATTGCCCATGACGGTCAGGTCGCCCGTGCAGATGGTGCTCGGTGCGTTCGACGTCACCTTGTCGGCGGTGATGGTGGCGGTGCCGCCGGGCAGGGTGGCCGTCAGGGTATGGGCCGCATGGTCGTACTGCACCATGGCGCCGTCGGGATAATGCGTGGCGTGGATGGTGCCGCTGGTTTCGGGGGCGTCAAATTCCTTGGAGTACAGCGCCGGCAGGATGATGCCGCGTGTCAGGTCGCCGCCTGGGGAAAAGACGATCACTTGTTCGCCGACCGTGGGCGCCGACCAGGTGCGCGTGCTGCCGGCGCGCCGGGTGGCCCAGTTCAGCCATTCGGTGGTGAGGGTCGGCCCGAGCCGCACGCGCGCCTTGGCGCCGTCCACCTCGGCGATGGTGCCCAGGCGGATGAGGTTTTGCAGCAAGCGGAGGAGGTCGGACAGGTCGGCGTTCATGCAGTGCATGTTGCCGAAGTCCGCGTGCGGATGCACGCGGGGGCGGGTTGATAAGCCGATTAGCGACTATGCCAAGCCGCGTTGTCAAAATTGACTACGGCGCAAACGCCAAGATTGCGGCAGTAGCGTAAGTGATAATCTGCTCGATAGTTTTATCTGCCGCTATATCAACTGCAGCATCTTTGGTCTTTTCAAACCAAGCTTTGACCCTTGAGCCTATTCCCTTCTCGCCAGATATTCTATCGACATCGGCATTGTTCGCTAGCTCTGCTGCAGTTTCCTTCGACAAGCCTATTTTCTCAAGTGCCGCAATGAGCGAGGGGAGGTCGCCCGGCTTTATGCCGTTTACTATGCTCTGCTCGACTGAATGATTTCCGAATGCCACACCACTCACATTTCCACCGTTTATTGTTGTATTGAATATTTGACTCACTATTTTCTCCTTTTCCCTCAAATTTTCATCATGTGCTGGTACTAAGCCAGCATCAGGATAGGTCGATTTTATTTCAAGCGAGAATGCAAGAATCTTTGTTTTTATTTGATCAATCAGCGACGTCAAATGTGCTATAGGGAGCTCCATCCAAGCTCCTGTGCAATGTGACCCTGGTGTCATTGCCGAGCCGTACTGAATTGCCAAAGCGATAGGCCAATCTCTTTTGAAAGTGCCTTTCCCCTCACTCGCCTCTACCATCTGTGCACACTCTGCAACTGGCCTGCGATACTGAATGTCCTCAAAAGCCTTGCGGATATCCTCCGGCAATACAGCAGCCGATAGCTGTACAACTCCTTCGAGTCTTCCGATCATATTTCCTTTAATCGTCCCTACAAAAATCCGGTAAGGCGGAACACTGACATCGTCAGGATAGCCCTCAAGCTCATGCTTAATCCATGTCGAAAGCGGTTCGTGTCTTAGGTCATGAGCCAATACCATACAGAGGCGAAGCAATCGGGTAACACTAGAGTCCTTAGATATTGCTTCCTCAACTATTTGCTGTAAAAGTGACATGTAAATTCTTTCGATGGTTTTCGTCGGCAATTTAATTGAATGGATAGGCAAGGGGCGCGCTTAGAGGGCAGTATGATGCGACTCTATCTCATTTGATAACTAATGTCAGGTGAAGTTTGCATTGATGCATCTTAGTTTTTTCCCATGTGACGCAGCAGCGATTCGCGTATCAACGTCCGATCCGGTTCACTTAATCCCAGCAGTGGCCGCTCCGGGTACTTGTATACCGGCCCTTTCTTGCTCAGGCGGTCTTGCCGGCCAAACTGATGCACATGTGCCACGCGCGCCACCCAACCAAAGAAGCCGACCTCGATCTGGTCGCCTGTTGCCTTTGCTTTCAGGTGTTTGGCGGTGCGAATCTTGGCGAACATGGCCGCCTTCTGCCGCTTGATGCGTCCATTCTTCCCCTTGAATTCCTTGCGCCGCTTGCGCGCCGGATAGGCCGTGCCGTCCGGCCCCTGCTGCGCCTTGATGCGTTGCGCCTGGCTGCGGCGCAGGTCGATGGCGACCTTGTGATTGATGGCGCGGCGCTGGGCTGGCTGCAGCTTGGCCAGCAGGGCGCCGGCCCAGGCTTCCAGCGCATGCAGGTCGTCGCTCATGCCTTGGCCTCGGGCGTGCGCCATTCGGCCAGCAGCGTCTCGCCGTCGTACAGCTTCCAGAACTCGTCCGCATAGGCCGGCATGTGCTGTATCTCGGCCAGGTGCTTGATATCCAGGCGGCCCGCGTCGCCGGCTTTGACGGCCACGCGCTCGGTCAGGTCCAGCTTGATGGAAATGTCGACCGTTTCATGGTTGTTGAAGTCCACTTCGAAGGCGATACCGTGCTTGCGCGTTTCCTCGTTGGCCATCAGGTCGAGCTGGTGGACTTTCAGCCAGGCGATGAGGGCCACCATGATGGCGTCGGCGTCGCCCGCGTAGTCGGTGACGATCAGGTTGAGCTTGAAACGGTATTCGAAGGAGAGCGAGGCGGTGGCCGACGCCACCACGTTGCCCTCGTCGGCGAAGACCAGCAGGCGGTCGGGGTCGCGCTGCAGGTCGGGGATGGCGGCGGCCAAGTGCTGGCGCAGGCTATTCGGTTTGTACATGGTAGGTGTCTCGTACTAGGTTGTAGGCATCAATGCAGGCGTTCAGCTGGCGGGTGGCGTCGTCGCCGTCGCCGGCAATGGTGTCAAGAGCTGCCGCAGTCGCCGGGTCAAGTTCGGCTCGCGCTTCTTGCTGATGGCCTGCGGCAGCGGCGGAATCAGCGGGGCCGGCGCACTGGCCGCTGGCAACGGGGATTGACAGGCGCACAGCGCCGCTGCGCACGTCAGCATTGAAACGGTCACGCTCGGTCTTCGCATGGGTTTGCTCCTGGGTTAGGTGGTCGGCACGCTGCGCCAGGGCGGTGCCGGCGGCGCGCTCCAACGTGAGCACGCGGGCGGTGGTCTGGGCCAGCGCGGTGGCGGCGGTGGTTTTGCTGGTGGCGGCCGCTCGCTGCAGTTCGGCGATGCTGGCGTCCTTGCGCCAGCCCTGCGCCGTCCAGCCGACCAGGGCGCCGCACAGCAGGCAGGCGGCCAGCGGGCGCCAGGTGGTCGCGGTCACATGGCCACCCGTTCCTTGATCCAGCCGAACAGATAACGGCGCTGGGTCTTGTTGGCCTCGGTGATTTCCAGGTAGCGCGCCGCCTGCAGGCCGTTCAGGGCGCGCAGCAGCACGGTGGCGCCATCCTGGCCGCGCCATGTCAGGAAGGCGGCGAGCGCGCCCAGCGACTGCGAACCCAGGCGGCCGTCGACAAACAGGGCAGGGTAGCGGGCGCCCGTGTCATTGAAACCGTTCAGCCAGCGCTGCAGGAACTCGGCCGCGCGGTGCGGCCCCATGTTGACGCCCGTGTCGATGACTTCGGCGCCGATGCCGGCATGCAGGGCCAGCACCTGGTCGAACTTCGGTTCCGTAATGTAGCGGGCCGTGTAGATGGCGCGTGCCACGGCCTCGGGCAGATCGCGCATCGGCCCCGTGTAACCGTTGGCGCGGGCCACGGCCACAGTGATGCCGAAGTTGGTTGCGCCGCCTTTGTCTTGTGGGTCGTTCACATAGCCCCCTTCGGCGCGCAGGATGGCGTCGATGACGCGTGCGATCAGCGGGTTGTCGGTGGTGGCCATTAGTGTTCCTTTGCGTCTTTGACCAGCTCGGCGATGTCCTTGTCGCTGCGGCGCTGGAACCACAGGGCCACGGCGCGCGATATCCACCAGCCAGGCGCGCCGACGATCAGGTCGATGGCGGAAGCGTTGACCATGGCGCCGATGGCCGGGAGCTGGGCGCATAACAGCTGGTAGACGGTGCCGCCCAAGAGGCACGAGAACACGCCGGCGCAGGCCAGACGGGCGACAAACTCGCCCTTGTTGAAGGTGCCGTCGCTGTTCAGCGGCGGCAGTACGATGTAGAGCATGGCGGCGCCGACCATGCCCAGCGCCGCCTTGAAGCCATACAGTTTGACCAGGGTGGCGAAACCACCAAACGATTCTGCGGACATTGCTTGAGTCTCCGGGGTGAAGTTAGATAGATTTTTCATGACGGTAAAAATGGTGGATTGCTGCGTTAATCCCATAGCTGCACAAGATCGGCTTCCGCCACCTGGCCCGTGCTGGGCGCCGGCTCGGGCAGGGTGACGACCAGGCCGGCAGGCAGCACGGCGCCGTGGCGCGCCAGCGCGGGATTCATTTCCAGGGTTTGCTCGAAGTATCCCGCACCGTCGCCCAGGTAGCGCCACACCAGGGCGTCCACCGTGTCGTGCTGCTGCGTGCGCACCTGCATCAGATCAATTCCACGGTCAAATGCGTGCGGCCGACGATATCGGCGATGGCCCATTGCGCATTGCGCCGCTGCGCGCCGGGGGCGTCGTCCAGCCACTCCATGCTTTTCTTGTCGCTGACGGACGTGGCCGTGCTGTCGTAGTCGCGGTAACGCTCGATCAGATCGGCTTTCGCCGTGCTGTAGACGGCGCGCCGGTACTGCGCCAGCAAGCGGGACTCGCGGTTGATGCGCGCGGCCGGCACGTCCACCAGGGTGGCGATGCCGGTAGCAGCCTGCTGGCCCTGCCAGTCGGCCAGCTCGCGGTTGACGTGCAGGATGGCATCGACCACGGCTTGCACCAGGCGCGCGTCGGTGACGGTGCCGTCGAGGCGCATGGCGTCGCGCATATCTGCCAGGGTGATGTCGGGAAACCAGCCGTCGTTCTCGATGATGCCGGTGGCCGGTGCTGGCAGCGTGGTCGTGCTGCCAGGCTGGATTGACGGGGGCAGGGCCATGAAGGACATACGGGGCGCTTTCAAAAGTGGGCGGTGGACGGGGTTCATCAGGCCTGTGGATTAGCCAGAAGCCCCCCGTGCCGCCGTGCTGCGGGGGATGCTCTTTACGTAGAACCGGCCGCGCGCTTGAGGCGCCGTTCCAGCCGTTCCATATCTTTCTTGACGCCGCACGACTCGGACAGGGCACGCGCGCGTTTCAGCTGGGTCATGGCCGTTTCCGCTTGGGTCACCAGCGCCGGGGCGATGTCCGTGTCGTCGGCCTGATCGAGCACGGCGATCATGGCCAGGCCGATGGCCTTATGCAGCTTGGCGCGCGCCTGGTCGGGCGCGTCGCTGGCGACCGTCAGCTGTTCCACCTGGCCCAGCACCTGGGCCGCGTGCTGCGGATCGGCGGCCAGCTTGCCGTGCAAATAGCCTTCGGCGAACTCGTCCAGCATCAGGGTGGCGATGTCGCGGCTGTAGCCATCTGGTAGGGTGAACTTGTGCGTCAAAGCATATTCGGCCATGACCAGGGCGCGCTCATACTCGCCCGTGTCGATGTGCCACACCAGCAGGGTGGCGAAGACGTCATCCTGCGCACCCTTGCCGCCGGCCAGCACGCCGTCGATCCACTGCGCGTAATCCGGCAGCAAGGTGGCCTTGACTTCGATCTTGCGTTCGACGGATTGGATGGATTTCAGGCGACGCCGGTCGTCGGCCAGTTTGTAGAGCATCATTTCGTAGGCCGTGCCGGTGGTCACGCCTTGCGGCGCGGCGGCGCCGGCCGTGCGCTCGGCCAGCATGCGCGCGCGGTGACGCAGGGCAGGGGATTGGTTCGCCATCACTTGTCTTTCAGCTCGATGTTTTCCACCAGTGCGGCCAGGCCCAGGTCTTCGATCACGTAGGCGTCATTCGACGACTCGTAGTTCTCGATGCGGTCGCGCTTGGGCACGTCCTCGACACGGCGGCGGCGCGCGCCTTCCTGGAAGTAGATCGACAGGTTGTCGAAACGGGTAATCAGGATGGCGTTATCCGGGAAGTAGGGCACGCGCGCGGCCGGCAAGCCGCCGATGCGTTTCTGGCTGATGATGATGTCGGCCGCCAGGGTTTCCGTGGGCGCCTGCTTGGCGTTGACCAGCGGGAAATACTTGTCGTTCAACAGTTTTCGGCCGACGATGGCCACCAGGTTGGTGTCTTCCTGATACCAGGGGTCGAGCAGGTTGACGGCATCCGTGACGGCCGCGTCCAGGTTGGCATAGTCGGCGCCGTCCACGTCGCCGATGATGACCTTGCCAGGCATGCCGTTGGCCACCAGGCCCAGCACGCGCTCGGGCGCCAGCTCGCGCAGGTGCTGTAGCCAGCCTTTATTGACGTCCTGCAGCAGTGGATTGGCGTCCAGATCGGTGTCAGCCATGGCCTTGACGCCATTGAAGCCGATGACGATGCGGTCGAGCGCCTGGCGCGTCAAGATGGCATTGGCCACGCGCGACTGGAAGTCGGGGAACTTGGCCCAGGCGTCCAGCTTTGCATAGTTCAAATGCGTGTCGAAGTTGGTTTGCTCGCAGCGGTATTTGGTGCCGTCCAGGGTGGACAGGTCGCGCGTCTTGCGTTCCTTGTCCTTGGTGTTGGTGCGGCCGGCAATCGGGCCGGATACGCCCAGGCCCAGCTTTTCGCCTTCCTGCTCGGTCACGCCGATGATGTTCACTTTCGACAGGAACTCGCTCGATTCCTGCATCTTCGTTTCCAGCTTTTGCTGCACGCTGGGCGTGACGCTGAAGGTCTTGGCCACGTTGTCCGTGTCGTTCAGTTGGCCCAGGCGGGTTTCATACTGGCCAAAGACCTGGCGCGTTTGCTTTTTCATAAATCAGTGCTCCGTTGTTGAATGGGGGGAAGAAAGGGCGAAGGCGCTTAAAACTCGGTCTGCACGGCGCCGTCGTTGCCGGTGGCGGCCGGGCGGCGCGGGCCGTTGCCGGGCGCTTCGTCCATCTGCGCCTTGAAGGCGGCCAGCTCGTCCTGCGTGGCCTTCAATGCCGTTTCGGTTTTCTCCAGGCGGGCCAAGGCGCCCGTGTAGTTGTCGTTGGCGGTGACGACGTGGCCGGCCAGCGCCTCGACGGCCTCGCTGATGTCGGCGAACTGCGCGGCGTCGGTGCCGGATTTATTGGAGAAACGCGACAGCAGGTTCTTGACGGCGTCGGCCAGCTTGGTGCCCTGCGGCTCGTCAAATTCCAGCGTCACCTCGACGGCCGAAGTAAACAGGTTGGCGCTTTGCTGCTTGCGACTGGCGGAGAACTTCAGCGCCTCGGTGCCCAGGCTGGCCGGGCTGTCGGTGACGCCCAGGCCGACCAGGTAGGGCTGCGACGAGTCGGCAAAGTCCGGCTGGATTTCCAGGCTGGTGTACAGCTTCTGTTTCGCCTTGTTGATGGCCACCAGTTCCGGCGTGGGTTCGATCTGCGCGAACAGGGCCAGTTTCTTGCCGTTGTCGGTTTCCACTTCCTCGGCCTTGACGGCGATCACGTCGCCGTAAGCCTTGAACTGGCTGTCGGGCAGGATGCCGCGAATGTGCTCCAGCCAGATGCGCGCGCCGTAGGTTTTCGGGTTGTAGGTGGCGGCGATCTGCTCGATGGTGGCGCGGTCGATGTTGCGGCCGTCCGTGGTGGCGCCTTCGGTGGCGACGCGGAAGAATTGGGATTTGGGCATGGTGGCGTGTCTCGGTTGATCGGATAACGCCATGGTCAACGTCTTGGCGCTGCGATTCAATGCGCTGCGGGTTGCTATGGGCCATAGCGACTTTTGCCTTTCCCCGCTCCGCGCGCGCGCGGCCTACGCTGGCGGCATGCTAGCAATTGAACAAAAACCCGAAGAAATAATCGCCGAACTGGCCGTGCCCGAATCCGAGCCGCGCCGTGCCGCGCGCGCCCTGTACTGGAAAGGCTGGCGCATTTCGTCCATCGCCCGCCACCTGGGAATCAAGCGCAGCACCATCAATAGCTGGAAGCTGCGCGACGAATGGGACAAGGCGCAGGCCATCGAGCACGTCGAGGCGTCGGCCGAGCTGCGCCTGGTCAAGCTGATCGAAAAAGAGGTCAAGAGCGGCAGCGATTACAAGGAAATCGACTTGCTAGCACGCACCATCGTGCAGATGGCGCGCGTGCGCCGCTACGAGCAACCGGGCGGCAACGAGGTGGACCTCAACCCCAAGCTGGCGAACCGCAACGCGGGACCGAAGAAGAAACCGACCCGCAACGATTTCAGCGAAGAACAGCGCATTCAGTTGCTCGACGCCTTCCAGGATTCGCTCTTCGATTATCAAAAGGTCTGGTATCGCAACGGCGACCAGCGCACGCGCGCCATCCTCAAGTCCCGCCAGATCGGCGCTACCTGGTACTTCGCACGCGAGGCGCTGGCCGACGCCATGGCGACAGGCCGCAATCAAATCTTCCTGTCGGCGTCGAAGTCGCAAGCCCACGTCTTCAAGCAATACATCGTGCAATTCGCGCGCGAGGCGGCCGGCATCGAGCTGACGGGCGACCCCATCGTGCTGCCGAACGGTGCCCATCTGTATTTCCTGGGCACCAACGCGCGCACGGCGCAGGGCTACCACGGAAATTTCTACTTCGATGAATTCTTCTGGACGCAGAATTTCCAGGAACTCAACAAGGTGGCCTCGGGCATGGCCATCCACAAGAAGTGGCGCAAGACCTACTTTTCCACGCCATCCTCGACCACGCACCAGGCTTACCCGTTCTGGACGGGCGAGCTGTTCAACAAGCGCCGCGCCAAGGCGGACCAGGTCAACATCGATGTGAGCCACGGCCGCCTGTCGTCGGGTTTTACGGGCGAGGACAAGATCTGGCGCCAGATCGTCACCATCCTGGACGCCGAGCGCGGCGGCTGCAATCTGTTCGACATCGACGAGCTGCGCAACTTCGAATACAGCCCGGACCAGTTCGACAATCTGCTGATGTGCAACTTTATCGACGACTCGGCCTCGGTCTTTCCGCTGGCCGAGCTGCAGCGCTGCATGGTCGATTCCTGGGTCGAGTGGGATGACTACAAGCCCTTGCTGGGTCTGCGGCCGTTCGGCAACCGGCCCGTGTGGATCGGTTACGACCCGGCCTTGAACGGCGACAGCGCCGGCTGCGTGGTGCTGGCGCCGCCCATGACGGCCGGCGGCAAGTTCCGCATCCTGGAGCGCCACCAGTGGCGCGGCCAGAGCTTCGAAGACCACGCCGACGCCATCCGCCAGATGACGCAGCGCTACAACGTCGAATACATCGGCATCGATACCACGGGCATGGGCATCGGCGTGCTGCCTATCGTGCGCGGTTTCTTCCCGGCTGTGACGGCCCTGAATTACTCGCCCGAAGTCAAAACGCGAATGGTGCTAAAAGCCAAAAACATCATCAGCAAGGGGCGGCTGGAATTTGACGCCGGCTGGACGGACATCGCGCAGTCCTTCATGGCGATCCACAAGACCCTCACCCCAAGCGGGCGGCACGTGACCTATGTCGCCGGCCGCAGCGATGAAACCGGCCACGCCGATCTGGCGTGGGCCTGCATGCACGCCCTCGATCACGAGCCCTTCGAAGGCACCACCGACAACCACCACTCTTTCATGGAGATTTATTCTTGAGCAAAGCACGACACTTGCGCGCGCGCGGCCGCCAGGCCGAGAGCGCACCATCAGCGGCCACGGCGCCGGCCGCCGCCGGCATCGAGGCGTTTTCCTTTGGCGACCCGACGCCCGTGCTCGAGCACGCCGACATTCTCGACTGCTTCGAATGCTGGAAGAACGGGCGCTGGTATGAGCCGCCCGTCAACCTGGCCGGCCTGGCCAAGTCCTTCAATGCCGGCGTGCACCACAGCAGCGCGATCCACTTCAAGGCCAATGTGCTGACGTCCACCCTGATGCCGACGAAATACCTGTCGCGCGATGGTTTCAAACGCATGGCCCTGGACTATCTGACCTTCGGCAATGCCTACCTGGAGGACCGGCCCAGCCGCAGTGGCAAGGCGCTGGCGTACCAGCATGCGCTGGCCAAGTACATGCGGCGCGGCGTCGATCTGGATACCTACTTTTTCGTGAACGGCTACCAGGCCGTGCACCAGTTCGACAAGGGCCGCGTGTTCCACCTGATGGAACCGGACGTGAATCAGGAGCTGTACGGCGTGCCGCAGTACCTGAGCGCCCTGCAATCAGCCTGGCTCAACGAGGCGGCCACCCTGTTTCGCCGCAAGTACTACAAGAACGGCTCGCATGCCGGTTTCGTCTTCTACATGACGGACGCGGCCGCCAACACCCAGGACGTGGACAACCTGCGCCAGGCCATGCGTGACAGCAAGGGGCCGGGCAACTTCCGCAACCTGTTCATGTATGCGCCGAACGGCAAGAAGGATGGTATCCAGATCCTGCCCGTGTCGGACGTGGCCGCCAAGGACGAGTTTTTCAACATCAAGAGCGTGACGCGCGACGACCAGCTGGCCGCGCACCGCGTGCCCCCGCAGCTGATGGGCATTCTGCCGAACAATGCCGGCGGCTTCGGCGCCGTCGAGCCTGCCGCGCGCGTCTTCGCGCGTAACGAGCTGGTGCCGCTGCAGGCGCAGTTTATGGCGATCAACGAGTGGGCCGGCGTGGAAGTGGTGCGCTTCGCTCCGTATGACCTGGCCACGGGCGGGGAGGGCGCGGCATGAGCGACCCTATCGACAACACGGACAAGATCATCTTTGCCGAAGTGGCGCGTGGCCTGGCTGCCGTGCGAGGCCGGCCCGCCCTGGTGGCGCACGGCTGCTGCCACTACTGTGACGAAGCACTGGCGCCCGCGCTGCTGTTCTGCGGCTTGGAGTGCCGCGACGATTACGAGAAGGAGCAGGCGGCGAAGGCCCGCGCCGGCCGCACAGGATGACCGCCACGCCGTGATAACCGGCGGGGCAGGGCCGCGACAGCCTAGCCGCGCCAGAGCGTCCCAGCCACCGCACAAGCCGCCCATGAGGCGGCTTTTTCACGTCCCGACGAATGATGTTGCACCAGAAGCAAGAAAAAAGCCCATTTCGGCCCGGCGCGCGCAGTTGTCCCCCCTCCACACCTGCCCGCTATACAGGGGTCTTTTGACTCAAATTTGCGCCATGGCCGAAGGCGCATGAGGACTGGCGCGGCGGGCGAAGAGGGGGGGCATGCGATTTGACGCATTTTGACGCACTTTGAGCGGTTTTTGGTGCGGGTGGTGTGCGAACGTGGGAGCGGCGCTAATTTCGCGCTACGCCGGGCCCTGGCGCGGTTCTGGCCGCTGTACTGGCGTCCTTGTTCTCAGCATCATTCATCTTCATGCCCCTGCATCATTGCCGGGTATTGCGGCCTCAAGAACTCTTGATATACTGTATGCATGTACAGTATCTTACTCAGGTGTCACAGTGATTGTTAAAATGTTAAAGATGCGCCTTGCTGGCGTAGAGGTGCCCAAGCGACGGCTGAATGATCGTTACAACTTGGCACGGCCCGGAACGTTGGAAGTCGTCGAAACGACAGACCAGGGCTTGCACCGTCTGGTGAGGCTTGCCCGCTTCACTTACGGAGAGAGCGGGAAGTATGTTGACACACTTTTCGATGTGAATTTGCTCTGGTATCGGGACGGGCGCATGGTGTTGTCAGGGTTTGAGCGCAGCAAAGTGGATATGCAATTCTGCGACTATGCGCAGTCCTGGCTGTGTTTTGTCGGGACGGAGCCGCCGCCAATGCCGGAAGGCAGGTAGAATAAATCGCATGTGCGCCGACTATACCCCCAGCCGTAGCGATCAAATCGAACAGCATTTCGCTGTCCGCTCCCCTCAATTCGACCTGCCGCCGGAAGCCTGGCCCGGCTACATGGCGCCGATCATTCGCGCGTTGCACGATGTGCCCGGTGAGCTGGAAGTCGCGCCGGCATGTTTCGGGATGGTTCCGCATTGGGCCGATATGAAGCTGGCGCGCCAGACCTACAACGCCCGCACCGAAACCGTGGCGCAGAAGCCATCCTTCCGCAATGCCTGGAAGCGCAAACAGTTCTGCATTATCCCTGCCGATAACTTCTTTGAACCCTGCTACGAGACTGGAAAGCCGGTGCGCTGGCGCATCGAGCGCGCCGATGGTATGCCGGCCGCCATTGCCGGGATATGGGAATTCCGGCCGCAAGATTTGCTGTTGTCGTTCTCGATGCTGACGATAAACGCCGATGGACACCCGCTCATGCAGCGTTTCCACAAGCCGGATGATGAAAAACGGATGGTGATGATCCTCGACCCGGACCAGTATCACAGCTGGCTAGATGGTTCCCTTGTGGCCGATGAGGATTTGTTCAAGCAGTATCCAGCAGAGCGCCTGGTGGCGGTAGCTGATCCACTTCCGCCGCGTGTGAAAAAATGAACACGAGCTGGGCGCTTGCGAGCGGGGGTAGGTCTGACAATCGGACAAAAGCTTAACAAACAGCGTTATGCTTCAAAGCAGGGTGAATATCACGACGCCATTTTTCTAAAAGCCGACGCTGCGTCAAAATGTCAGACTTGATTCGGCTCTGCCTTATCGGAGGCATCATCGCCGTCAGAAATTGCATTTAGAAATGCATCCGCAATACTATAGACTGACTGATAGTCATATGTTCGCCCGAATTTTGGGGTCCAGTAACGACCGTGAGCAAGCCAATGACGGTAGTTAAAAGCTCCGATTAAGTCGCCGATCAACACTTTCGGCACATCCGAGTGTTGACGCCAACAATCGAGTAAGTCCGCATCTAGTCTGGCCCGCTCTTCTCTCTCCTTATATACTTGACGTAAGGCTCGTGACAAGGCGCTCTTTTCCTTGGCATAGACTCGCCTGAAGTAATCGGTGCGAATCGCAGCTTCCACACATGAAAGCACAGATAGGGCGCTACTGTGGTCTAACTCGGCCAATACAATCGAGCGGACTTCGTCCAGCGGTAGGCCAGCATATCCGGCAAGACTTTGGTTGCCCATCAGTACGACTGTGCCAAGCGCAAAGAACTCATAAGTTGCGGTCTGCATCACCAAATGATGACGTGCGACCTCTGCCAATGTGAGTTCTAGCTGAGAAAGGCTGACTTTAGCCACCGCGCACAACCTTCATCAGCATCTCTAAAAATACTTCAGGCGTAAGCTCAACATAGCTAGTATTTGGAGGTGGAGGCATGATTTTCCATGCCAGATCTGGCTCATGCTCAGGTACTTTAGTCTCTGCTGAGACTGTGGTCGTATTGAAGCTAAAGTAAGGTGCTTTCGCTACTTTTGGAACAAGTATCAGGCGAACAACTCCGCGAGGTCCTTCCATATCGACGCGTCCGAACGCACCTATCAGAAATGTGCCAATAGGCTTCAGCTTAACGACCGTCGGCCCTACGGAAATCTCAATTTGTGGCGCTTTATACGCACCAGTTTGCTCCTCGGTTATCGACACCGGCCTAACCGACATTTTAATACCCGCTTCTTCATAAGCATGGAGTGAACTCTCGACAAATTTGCGCAATACGTCCAGATGGCCGAGCCAGCGGCTCTTCTCCCGCTCGATCGTTATTACCTCCTGAGTATCTTCCTTGCCCATAGCTGTTTGCGCTTGAACAAATTCCATGAACTTATCAACCATTTTTAGCTCCCTTGCATCTAATTTGTCAATTATCTCACCTATCCATGGCCATACGCACCTTACTGAGTGCAAAGTCTGTCCTGTCCTGAGGCAGGTATTGCGCTGCGAGTGTCGGATTGATTGATGAGTTGCAACAAGGACGCCAAGGGCGAAAAAAAAGGCTGTCATTTTGTTGTCATTCCTAGGCTAAAACAGCCCAAAAACAACCCAAATAATGACAGCCTTCGTCTTGCTAACTACTTGATTCTAAACAATTCAGTGGTGGAGACGGCGGGAATCGAACCCGCGTCCGCAAGCACTCCACAGACAGTTCTACATACTTAGCACTGCCATTTAATTTAACCGGTACAACGCGGACGTGCACGCTGTGTACAAGCGAGTTACCTATTATTTAGTCGGACGCTAAGTAACCCAGCATCAGACGAGTCCCTGTAAATGACTCTAGAGCTTTTGACGGCCCACCCCAGGGACGAGGTGTTCTAGAGCTAACAGCGATTAAGCTGCCAGTGCGTACGAGTTATCGTTTGCAGTTAAGTTTTTTCTGGTTGTATTTACGAGGTAGCCAGCCCTCGGTATGCCCTGCGCTGCTTTGCAACCCACGTCGAAACCAGGTCGTCCCCACAGAACCTTCATTGTAGCGCAATCTGCCCACTCTTGCATGATGC